CCCCTTGAGATACTCAACGGTGACGCCGAAATAATCGGCGATTTTTTGTAAGGTCGCTTGCCTCGGAACCGAATTATTAGCCCATCTTGTGACGGAAGACCGCTTAAAACCTAGCTCCTCGGCGACCGCAGACGGGGACTTATTAATTTTGTTGCATAAATCAACATAGCGAAAATAGAACAAAAATAATACCTCCAAATTGTGCAATAGTCCGAAAGTTAACAAACGCAACATTTGCGCTTGACAATGCGAGGTACAAGTGTTACAATAGCAGCAAAGTTAACAAACGCAACAAAACCTCAGACCCAGGGTAAAAAATCCTGCGTCAAAGCTATTCTGTTCCTCGCAAGTACATAGTAGCACACTTTGTTAACTTTTGCAACCATAAAATGACTGCGGCGGGAAAGAAAAAACGCCTGCGGACAATCGCAGACGCTTTTCCCCCAGATTTTTTACCGAAACACGGCGGCAACCCGGCACGCGCCGAAATTACTTTATCGGCGGCTCCCGGGCAGTTGCATTAGGCCGGGAGAAATGCCGAATCCGTAAATTGTCTTACGGTTCTTAGCCGTGCCAATCGCTTACAGCATATCTGGTTGCTGTGCTCCATGCGCATCATGCAGTTGCCTTAGTTCGGAACGCCAGAGCAAAAAGATTGCTTCGCCAATGGCTCCGCATCAAATCACCCCTTTCTGTTGTTACACAGGGAACGCATGAAATTGTAGCACGGTTTCTCGCCGCAGTCAACATTTTTAACTAAAAGGAGGAATACAATGCCCGAAAAATGGACGGGGCGGCTCATCGGGCGGATGCACAATGAGCGGATCACCTATGAGCAGCTGGCAAACGAAATGGGCGTGAACAAAGCGTACATTTCCATGATTCTGAATGGGAAGCGGAAGCCGCCCAATATCCAGAAGCGGATGGAGACCGCTTTGGAAGCAATCATCAAGCGGGGGCGAGAGAAGCAATCTCAGAAGAAGGGAGAAATAACATGAGCACTTCTACGATTCTTTCAATAATTGGAATGGCGTTTGCCTGCTATTCGTTGGGGTACAGCGTTCGGGGGTTAGTGGATGGCATTGCCCCCCCGAACAAAGCCGAAAGGCAAGAAGTAAAGGAAAGGGGAGCGCAATGAACGAATTACAGATTTTCAATTACAACGGCGGAGAAGTCCGCACAGTACAGAAGGACGGCGAACCGTGGTTCGTGCTGAAAGACGTATGCGACGCTCTGGGCATCGGTAACCACCGGATGGCCGCTGACCGTTTAGACGCCGATGAAAAGGGCGTCAGTCAGATTGACACCCTTGGAGGTGCGCAGGGCATGACGGTCATCAACGAATCCGGCCTGTATAACGTGATCCTGCGCTCAGACAAACCGGGGGCGAAGCCCTTCCGTAAATGGGTCACCTCCGAAGTCCTCCCCTCCATCCGCAAACATGGCGCATACATGACCCCGGAGACGCTGGAAGCGGCGATTCTCAGCCCGGACTACCTGCTTAAGGTTGTAACCGCGCTTAAGGATGAAACGGACAAGCGCAAGGCTCTGGAAGCCGTAAATTCCCGGCTGACCGTCGAAAACCAGATAATGCAGCCAAAAGCGGACTATTTTGACGAATTGGTCGATCGCAACCTGCTGACCAATTTCCGGGAGACTGCCAAAGAGTTGGGCGTACCGCCGAAGAAGTTTGTTCAGTTCCTGATTGATAAGAAATACCTGTACCGGGACAAGAAGGGCAAGTTGCTACCATTCGAGGGCAAAAACGGCGGCCTGTTTGAAGTCAAGGAGACGTTCAACGAGAAGACCCAGTGGAGCGGCACGCAGACGATGGTCACCCCCAAGGGCAGAGAGACCTTCCGGCTCTTGATGGTATGACAGGAGGTGACATAAAATGCCTAGAATCCGGCAGTATGCCGAGCGCTACGCAGTGGAGGATTTTTGGAGGGAAATCGACCGCTGCTGTCCCCTGGCGGGGATTCAGAGCAACAACGCTGTAGCGCTGGAAGAAAAAACCGGGGTAGACCATCAGACCCTTCGGAACTATCGGAAGGGCAAAACCGAAATGCGGGTAAGCGTCCTGAAAAAGCTGGTGACCACCCTCCACCCCAACCCGGCGGTGATCCTGAAAACCCTGGGGTATTCGGAGAAGGAGATACGGGCGTTTGCAAGGGAATGGCAGTGATTTGAAATCTACGGCAGAATGCCGAAATTGAAAGGAGTTATTTATGGCGAAATACAAAATTGGGGATAAGGTGCGGATTGTAGACTACCGAACCTACCGCATGAACGATTTCGGGAAAATGGGCAAGTGGCTGGGAAAAGTCATGACGATCAGAGACCTCTCTTCGCCCGGATATTGGATGCGGGAAGATTACGGTGAAAATAACGGATACGGCTGGCTGTGGGATGATGACATGATTTCCGGCCTTGCAGAGCCTGAGCGGGAACCCTGCACCGTGGTACTCCGCTTTGACGGGATGATTACCACGGCCACGCTGAAACGTGGAGGACGGGACGTGAAGACCGCAGAAGCCCGGTGCAATCCGAAGGATACCTACAGCAGAGCGGAGGGCGCAAGGGTCGCCGTTGAGCGGCTTTTTGAGAAGAAGCGCAAGGAGGACAAGCCAAAGGAGAGCAAGCGTGAACAGGGCAAGCCCAAGGTTGGAGACAAGTTTGTGGTTGTACAGAAACGCTATATCCCGCGTCATAGCTTTGCAATAGGGGATATTGTTACGCTGGAAGCAATAGGCACCATGGATAATCTCTATCGTCTCGGGGATCGATTTCAGTATGTGGATGCCCGGGATTTGAAGCCTTACAAGGAGAACGCCAAATGACACCCAACGAAACGACCCAACTTCGCACCATGGCGGAGATATTCCGCCGCTTGCGGGAGGAAAACGTCAAGTTGCGGGAATCCTTGGGCATGGAAACGGAGGAACGCAAGGCGTTTGACGATGAAAACGTGGAGCTTTTCGACGTAGTCCACCGAAATCATGCGGTCAGGGGGTGATGATATGGCAAGCAGGAATAAACCCATGGATGCCCGGTGGGAGCCGGTGCCGGAGAACCGGAAGCCGTTCAATATCAAGGAATGCGTTTTCCGTGTTCTCCCCTATGCGGGGCTGAATCTGGTGCTTTTCTGGTGGCAGCAGGCCGATTTGCTGGCAGACAAGGCGGCAGTTCCCGCAATGTGGGTGTGCGCTATCCTGATGGGTGCCGGTATCGGACGTTGCATCAGAGGGCGATAAAAAGCCGCCCCCGATGTGACAGCACCGGGGACGGCAAGCGATAAAAAATCTCTACCATTTACAGTATATCAAACTGAGAAAGGAAAGTCAACATGATAACTTTGTACGAAATGAGCAAGGAATGGCAGGACGTATTTGAAATGCTCCTCGACCCGGAAATCCCGGAAGAGGCCGTATTCGATACCATCGAGATGATCGAGGCCGATATGGATACCAAGGCCGATAGCTACGCAAAGATCATCAAGAGCATGGATGGGGATACCGCCCAGATCGATACTGAAATCAAGCGCTTACAGGAGCGGAAAACCTCTATCAACAATCGTCAAAAGGCGTTGAAGCAGCGCCTTTTCGATACCATGAAGGCCACAGGCCGGACGAAATTCAAGACGGCGCTATTCTCTTTCAATATTCAGAAAAACGGCGGTGCTCAGCCTGTGGAGCTGCTGGACGAGGTTCCGGCGGCATGGCTCAAGCCTGGAACGCCTGATCTTGCCAAAATCCGGGAGTATCTGAATCAGGGGAACCAGCTTCCATTTGCCGTTCTGGGAGATCGTGGCGAAAGCCTGAGAATCAGATAATGGGGGGTGGCATCATGGCAAGAATGTTTCGGTTCCTGACCGCTGACGAGATTGAGGTCAAAATCAAGCAGGTCAAGGAAAATGGGCTGGTGTGTCTGCTGTACAAGACGGCGAGGACGGATATGGACTTGTTGGACGAGACTGTAGGGGCGGGCAACTGGACGAACGACTACAAGGAGATCAAGGGCAATCTGTACGCCGGTATCGGGATTATCCAGGAAAACGGCGGCATCCAATGGAAATGGGACTGCGGTATCGAGAGCCGGGAGGACGAGGAAGGCAACCAGAAAAAGGGCGAGGCAAGCGACGCTTTCAAGCGCGCCGGGTTCCGCTGGGGCATCGGCAGGGAACTTTACACGTCCCCGTTTGTCTGGATTCCCAGCAATAAGGCAGAGATCAAAGCATCTTCCTTCAACGGAAAGACCCGGTTCAACTGCTACGACAAGTTCAGCGTTGAGAAAATCGCCTATGACGAGAAGACCGGGCGGATCACCGGACTTGCAATCCGCAACGATACAAAGAACCTTCGGGCGTTTGTGTGGCAGCAATCATGACGGAGTTTACATTCACAGAGGCCAAACTGGAAGGCGGCTGGCTGATGGTCAAGCCCTCCCGTTCCGAGTTGGGCAAGGCAATGGCCTTTATCCGAAAGATGAAGGCCGCGCCCTATGATCTGGCCTTGAAAGAGCACCGGGAAAAGCGGAGCCTGGACGCAAACGCCTATGCATGGGTGCTGATTCACAAGCTTGCCGCCGCTATGGGGATTCCTCCGGTTGAGGTCTACCGGAACGCCATTCGGGGCGTGGGAGACAATTACACGCCTATGTGCGTCCGGGAACAGGACGTGGAGCGCTTCACACGGAGCTGGCAGAAAAACGGCCTTGGATGGCTGGTGGACAGCCTGGGCGCGTCTCAGGTGCCTGGGTGCCGGAACCTGGCGGCATACCACGGTTCCAGCACCTACGACACCAAACAAATGGCGCGGCTGATCGACAATCTGATACAGGACTGCAAGGCGCTGGACATTGAAACCTTGCCCCCGGACAAGCTGGAACTGCTCAAGGAGGAATGGCGTTGAGGAAGGACACAAAAGCGAGGGACTTCACCCGGGTCGAGAAAATGGCGATTGCCGAGCGGGACAGCATTGACGGCTGGACGTGCTGCGTATTCTGCGGCGCTCCCGCCCCCGCCCCTCTGGCATGGAGCAACGCCCACTACATATCCCGGGCGCAGGGAGGGCTTGGCATTGCCCAGAATGGGCTTACCCTCTGCCCCAGATGCCACAACCGGTACGACCAGACCACGGCAAGAATGGAAATGAGGGCGTATTTCCGGGAGTATCTGATGGGCATTTATCCCGGCTGGAACGAAAATGATCTGATTTACAGGAAGGAGAACACATGAATAATTGCCAATTTGTCGGGCGGCTCACCGCCGACCCGGAACTGAGAAGAACCCAGGAGGGGACGGCGGTCTGCTCCTACAGCGTGGCCGTCAAGCGTCCAATGACGAAGGATACCACCGATTTTCTGGACTTCGTCACATGGCGGCAGGGGGCTGAGTACCTGACGCAGTACGGCCATAAGGGCGACATCGTAGCCGTTTCCGGAGCGTTGCAAGCCAGGGACTGGACGGACAAGAACGGGAACAAGCGCCGAGCGTTTGAGGTAGTGACCACAAGTGTTGAGCTGCTTTCCAGCAAGCGCAATTCTCAGGACACCACCAATACCGGAACGGCGCAAAACGCCGGATACGGGCAGCTCATCGTCCCACAGCGGACGAACCGGGGTAACGGATACAGCCAGCAGGGGTTCGGAGGATATCAGGAGATCACCGAAGACGACCCCGCCTTGCCGTTCTAAACCGCCAACTCCAAAAGGAGGAGCGAAAACGTGACGATTGAATTTACGATTCCCGGCGTTCCGCAAGGGAAGGGGCGCCCCCGCTTCACCCAGAACGGCGAGACATACACCCCAAAGAAAACGAAGGACTATGAAAAGCTGGTGGCATGGGCATACCAGTGTGAAGCCCACGGGGCAAAGTTCACCGGCACTATCCGGGTTGACATTGCGGCAATCTACCCCGTTCCCCATTCGTGGAGCAAGCGCAAGCAGGCCGAAGCGATTGACAATCAGATTCTGCCAATGGTGAAACCCGACTGGGACAACATAGGCAAGATCGTGTGTGATGCCCTGAACGGTATCGCCTACAAGGATGATGCCGCTATCACAGACGCCACAGTCTGCAAGCGGTACGGCACCCGCCCATGCGTGGCGGTTCGTCTCACCGGAGAGGAGGCACCCCGTGACACAGTGTGAGCGTATCCTGCGGCATTTGCAGGACTATGGAAGTATCACCCAGGCCGAAGCTGTTACCGAGTACGGCTGTTACCGTCTGGGTGCAAGGATCTGGGATTTGAAAGCTCAGGGCGTACCCATCAAGAGCGAAACCGTCACCGGGAAGAACCGATACGGGGAGCGGACGTGCTTCGCGCGGTATTCGCTGGAACACTCAAACGGAGTGAGGTAGCATATGGCAATCAAAAGCGGACTTGATTTCTTTCCGCTTGATGTTTGCTTGGACAAGAAATTTGAACTGATAGAAGCAGAATATGGCTTGACAGGATTTGGTGTAATCGTTCACTTGCTGCAAGAGATATACGGCAAGGAGGGTTATTACATTGAATGGACAGAGGAGGTTGCGCTTTTGTTCGCCCGAAGATGCGGGCTGGGTGGGAGCGTCGTTTCCGAAATAATAGAGGCTTCTATCAGACGAGGGATGTTCGACAAAGAGATATATGACAAGTATCACGTTCTGACTTCACGGGGAATTCAGAAGCGGTACTTCGAGGCAGTCAGCCGCCGTAAAAGTCTTGAAGTCGATTACAACATCCTTCTGGTCGAGTGCGCCCAAATTTGCCCCAATGTAAACATTTCAAGCAGAAATGTCAACATTTTCTCAAAAAATGCTGACATCCAAAGACATAGTAGAGTAGAGGAGAGTAGAGTAGAGAAAAGTAGAGTAAAGGAGAGTATAGGCGCGGAGCCGGACACCGCCTCCACGCCGCCGGTGTGCCAGATCATGCTGAATGATAAATCCCTTTACCCTGTTTTTCGGGCTGACGTGGACAAATGGGCAGAACTCTACCCCGCCGTTGATATCCTGGCAGAGCTTCGGAAAATGGCCGGGTGGTGTGACGCCAACCCGTCCAAGCGGAAAACCAAGGGCGGGGTACAGCGGTTTATCAATGGCTGGCTTGCCAAAGAGCAGGATAGGGGCGGTGCTGGGTCAGCGCCACCGGTTAGGCGCTATGGGAAGCCTGATATTCCTAAGGGCGCGTCCGGCGAGCTTGGGGACGCTGAGCTGGAAGCCATACGGCAGGTTCTGGCGGCGGGCGCAGATGAAAGAAGGGACGCATTATGAGAGAAAAACCCGGCCAGTACATCGATTCGGAAAGCCCATTTTGCAGGAACTGCACGCGGGACGATTGCCCCACCAACGGGGACGGATGCAAGGCATGGGAAACGTATTTCATCGATAACTGGAATAAAAACATCATGAAACTATGGAAAAACCACAAAAAACAACGCCAATTTTTCCGGTACGAACACCCGGATTTGGTGAGAGAGGGGATTGCTTTTGAGCATGAGCAGGGCGAAAATGTACGGCCGTTTCAAGCCGGTGAAGCGGAATTGCACCCCGCCCAGGTGGGGGAAAGTTCCTCGGGGGAATAAAGGAAAACAGAAAGGAAATGAGAAATGAAAGTCCTGATAGCCTGCGAGGAATCGCAAACCGTGTGCAAGGCGTTCCGGGCGCGGGGGCATTAGGCGGAACAGTGGGGATAGGCCATTTTCGTGAGGTCACGGAAATGGTTTAACCGCCTCGAAATCGACACTGTTAGGAGAGGACAATGACACGAAAACGTTTTGTAAAACTGCTGATGGCCGAGGGATTCAGCCGGAATTATGCGAATTTTACCGCCCGACCTTGGGCAAGCAAGAATTTTTCGTATGAAGAAATTGCGGCCAGAATATGGGGATAAGCCCGGGGCAACCCGGGCGGGAAGGAGATAACAATGGACGAAATCAAATTGAAGCCCTGCCCGTTTTGTGGGGGTAAAGTTAGCCTTGTTCTGTGCGATGACGAAGGGAATCTGCATGATGAGGCATATAGAGAACATCCCTATAGTGGGCTTGGCTTTATGCTTCACCACGATCACGAGGAAAACCCGGAATGCCCGATCGCAAGCTATGAGTGCGATGGCGGGATTTTGGGCCGTGTGTATATTTACGACACGGAAGAACAAGCTGCTGAAGCATGGAACCGGAGGGCTGGCAATGGCTAAAGCGGTTTTAATTAGCATTCGCCCGGAGTGGGTGGAGAAGATTGCCAGAGGTGAAAAGACCGTTGAGGTGCGAAAAACCAGGCCAAAGCTGGACACGCCGTTCAAATGCTACATCTACTGCACGCAAGGCAACGACGCACGCAGACTGCGCGGCTCATGGGGCAAGGTCATTGGGGAGTTTATTTGCGACCGGGTTGAAACCATCAAGGCGGCAACAGAACCGTATGGAATCTACGATGTGGACGATGACTTTGTGGCGCAGACTGGGCTTGTGGACGGTGCTTTGTGGGACTACGGAAAAGGTGCAACACTGTACGGCTGGCACATTTCCAAGTTGGAAATCTACGATACGCCGAAACCGCTGAGCGAATTTACAGGGCTGCGGACGAAAAGGGATAGCATGGAACTGTACATGCTAGAACGCCCACCCCAGAGTTGGTGCTATGTGGAGGGATTGAAATGAGTGATTACATTAGCCGGGAGGCGGCCATGGAAATCGTAAAGCGCACAAGTGGCGATTATGCGGCGGCTTTTTCCGAGATACGCAAACTTCCCGCCGCCGACGTGGAGCCAGTGCGACATGGGGAGTGGTTGCGAACCGACGATGATTGGAGCAGTCTTGTAACAATCCAATGCTCTGCCTGCGGCGGAGAATGGTGCTTTGAGATTGACGAGGATGTGCAGCTGCTGGGGTACAACTACTGCCCGGGGGTGGATGCAAAATGGATCTGGAGGATGAAACCGATGACAATTGACCGAGCAATTGAAATTCTGAACCCGGAACACCGGGAGCATTATGACGGCATGGACGAGGTGAACGAAGCCTGCCGGATGGGCATGGAGGCGTTGGAACGGACTAGGTGGATTCCGTGCAGTGAGAGGTTGCCGGAGAGGAACGTTTCGGTTTTGGGCTGGTACAAAGATAACCCCTTTGCAAGATACTGCCCGGAAATCGTTTCGTGGAATGGGGACGGCTGGGTGTTTGTGTATGCGCAACGGTATGTAACCAATGTAACCCACTGGCAGCCGCTTCCTGAACCGCCGAAGGAAGGAGGCGCAGAGAATGGCTGATTTTATCGAGGTGCATCTGCAGGGCAAGCCCCGGCTGGTTAATCTGGACTGGGTGGAGGATATATGGCCAACGGAGAACGAGACGCAGATTTATTTTGCGTTTACCAGCCCTGATGATACATCACAGGATTTTATAACAATAGATGAAAGCTACGACAAGATCAAACGCATTATAGCCTCCCAGCGGGTCGAAAGGGGGTAAATCAGAATGAGGAATGAACTCACCGACATGGAATGCTGGCACTTTATCGCCCCTCTGATTCCGGTGGACACGGACTACACAATGGATATTTACATCATGGTGTTTAACGCCCTGAAAGAAGCGGAGAAAAAACGGATTGCCAAGAAGAAAGGGGGAGAAGAGAATGGCTAAAGTTATCGCGGCTGTGTTCGCTATGATTGTGTTCCTGCTTTTATGCGTGCTTATTGCCACGGCGATGGTATGGGGGATTCTTATAATTGCCGAGGAAGTCATCGAGCTGTGGCGGGAAATAAAGGAGTGAGAACCATTGACGCGGGATAAGGAAATGGGGCGGTAATGTGGAGTACAGGGACGGCAGGAAGTATTGCGTCGGGTGCTGGTATTTCTTTGGATATTATGAAGGCAGCCGGTGCTGCAATTACATATTCGTCCATGGGGAAAAGAGGCCTTGCCCGCCTGGGAAGGATTGTACCGTAAGGAGGGAGAAAACGAAAAATAGGAGACGGGATTTAATATTATAGCTTTATCCCTGTATAGTATATATTAAATATAATCTTATATCTTGTGTGTATTTTGTATATCTATACAGGGATTTAATAAGATATGCAAGGAGGAACGGAATGAACTGGAAGTATGAGGCCATTGAAAAGCTAAAGGAGTACAGTGCAAAGAAACAGTCCTTGAAAAGCATTCCCGAAGAAATGGCGCGGCTGGAATCCGCTATGCAGAGCATCCGAAGCGCCACGGCTGACGGTACGCCGGTAAGCGGCGGTGGCTCCGGCCGGGAAGATATGATGCTATCGAATATCGTTCACCGTGAGGAACTGGCGCGTTCGCTGGAACAGGCTAGAAAATGGGTGTCGCTTGTGGATTCCGGGCTTGAATCGCTTAGCGTCGATGAAAAGAAGATACTGAGCAGATTCTACATAAGCCCGGCTAGAGGCAACGTCGATGCCCTGTGTGAAGAACTTGGAGTTGAAAAAGCTCAGGTTTACCGCCGCCGAGATTCAGCACTACGACATTTCACGCTATGCCTGTATGGGCAGACTGAAAGCTGAAAAATGAGAAAAAAATGAGACGATTTTTCAGTTTGAATGTGCTATACTGGTAAAAAAGAAAAAGCGCAAGAGGCTTGGGATTGTTCCTGAGCCTCTTTTTGCATGGCGCGGTAGATAACGAGTTTGGCGCTCTTCCCAAACAGAAGGCCGTTTGAATCGGCCTCGCGCCAATTATTTTGCATGAGAGGTGGTGCTATGGCTGCAAGGATTACAGATCGGAAGAAAAAAAGAATAATCGCCGACTGGATAGAAATGCAGTCGTACAGCGCCGTTGCAAAAAAGCATGGCGTAACTCACCAGACTGTGAAAAGGATTGTCAGCGCTTCACCGGATATCGCCCAAAAAGTGCAGGAAAAAAAAGAAGAGAATACCGCCGACATGATGGCGTACATGGAATCACAAAAAGCGGCGATGCAAGAAGCAATCACCTTGCATCTGAAAGCGCTCACAGACCCCGAAAAGATTTCGGCCGCAACATTAAGCCAGATTGCAACATCTTTCGGGATTATTGTCGATAAGGCCACAAGAAACACGGCAAGCGGCAATGATAGTCTCAATAAGCTGGATGGGCTAATTAAGGAGTTTAGAGATGCTATTAAGCCCGAAACAGATTGAATTTGCAAGGCATGGGAATCACCGATGGAATTTCAAGGGCGGCGCGACCAGAAGCGGGAAAACATACCTTGATTTCAAATGGATTATTCCCATGCGGATTCGAGAACGAGCCGGGAAAGATGGGCTTTCCGTTATTTTGGGCGTTACAAAATCCACAATAGAGCGAAATGTGCTAGAGCCTATGCGGAATCTGTACGGAGATAAACTTGTTGGGGCGATTTCCAGCGATAATACAGCATGGATTTTTGGCGAGAAGTGTTATTGCCTTGGCGCGGAAAAAGTGTCTCAGGTATCGAAGATTCGCGGCGCGTCTATCAAGTATTGCTACGGCGACGAGGTCGCGGACTGGTCGGAGGAAGTTTTTGCCCTCCTGAAAAGCCGGCTTGATAAGGAGTATTCCTGCTTCGATGGCACATACAATCCACAGTATCCCAACCACTGGCTTAAGAGATTCCTTGATAGTGATGCCGATATTTTCAGCCAAGAATACACAATAGACGATAATCCATTTTTACCCCCGGCTTTTGTTGAAAATCTGAAAAAAGAATATGCCGGAACGGTGTTCTATGATAGGTACATTCTGGGGAAATGGACGCTGGCAGAGGGGCTTGTATATGATTTTTCCGAAGCGAATATCACGGATGAAGTGCCGGAATTCGCGGATTATTACATAAGCATCGACTACGGCACCCTGAATCCATTTTCATGCGGATTGTGGGCTGTGAATGGTAATAAGGCGGTAAGAATCAACGAGTATTACTACGATGGAAGAGCCAACTATAAGCAGCTCACAGACGAGGAATATTGCGACGCTGTGGAGAGCCTGACGGACGGCTACGAAATCAAGAGGGCGGTTATCGACCCTTCGGCGGCTTCTTTCATTACCGCCCTGAAACGCCGTGGATTCCGCGTCCAGCAGGCGGACAACGCCGTTCTTGATGGCATTCGGCGAACGGCGGTATATCTCAAGAACGGGAATATAAAAATTCACCGGTGTTGCACGGATGCCATTCGCGAGTTCGGGCTTTACAGGTGGGACGATAAGAAAACGGAGGACGCGGTAGTGAAAGATAACGATCACGCTATGGATGATATCAGGTACTTTTGTAACACCATTATGAAATACAAAGTGGAGAAGAAAAACGAGATTTCACCCGCCGCTGCGTTGCTTTTGTGATTTTGCGAGATTTCTGCTATTGGAGAAAATTCATGAAAATTTATCAAGATTTGGAAGAAGCCATTGCAAAGGGAATTACTGGGAAATTCATACGTGATGCAGTGCAGGAGCACCAGAGCAGCAAGGCGTGCAAAGACGCCGCTGACGGTATGGCGTACTATAATAAGCACAATATCACCATTGAGAAATTCCAGAAGTTCCTTTTCACCTTATCCGGGAACAAAACTCCTGATATTTGGAGCAGCGACTACCGGCTGAAAACGCTAACGTTTCGGCGGCTGGTGACGCAGGAAGTGGGCTATATTTGCGCCAATGGCGTAAGCATGGACGAAAAGGAAAGACTGGGCGCGGACTTCGACAATAAACTGCAAACGGCGGCAAAATTGGCGCTGGCGCAGGGCGTTTCCTACGGCTATTGGAATCTCGATCATCTGGAAGTGTTTTCATTCGCCGATACTCCCGGAAATCCGGGATTTGTTCCGCTGCTGGATGAAAAAACGTCGGAGCTGATGGCCGGTATTCGGTACTGGTTCCGGGAGACTGGCCGAAAAACTGTTTTCCGGGCTACGCTTTACGAGTTGGACGGCGTGAGCGAATGGAGCGCGGAGGGAAGCGACGACGCGCAGCCCATGGCCGAGAAACGCGCATATATCCACAAGGAGCTGAGGAACGATCTGGGCGTTGTGGATGTGTGCGACGAGAACTACACCCGCCTGCCTATTGCGGTACTGTATGGAAACGATACCCACGAAAGCGAACTCGTTGGGTTGCGCGGCTCCATAGACTGCTATGATTTCATCAAATCCGGGTTTGCCAACCAAATTGACGATACGAGCGGAATTTACTGGATTCTGCATAATACCGGCGCTATGGACGATAAGGATTTGGCGCAGTTCATTCAGAGAATGAAGAGCGTAAAAGCGAATGTGGTAGATAGTTCCGCTGAAACGGCGGCAGAAGCTCACACCCTTGACGTTCCCGTAGAAGCCCGAAAAACCATGCTGGATATTTTACGCCGCGACCTGTACGAAGATGCCCAGATGCTTGATGTGACGGCTCTGGCGGGTGCTGAGAAAACGGCTACAGAGATTTCGGCGGCGTATCAGCCGCAGGACAACAAATGCGCCGATTTTGAGTATTTCTTGATAGACTTCATTCGGCAGATTTGCGCTGTTGCTGGTATCAGTAATCCACAGCCGGAATTTACATGGAACAAGGTAATAAATCGCACCGAGGAAACAAATATGGTGCTTTCGGCGGCTGCGTTCCTTGACGACGAAACGGTTCTGAAACACCTCCCGTTTCTTTTGCCGGAGGAAGTGCCGGAAATCCTGAAACGGAAAGCGGACGCTGACATAAATACGGTTTACGGCGGTGATGAGGATGGCCAGACCGAATGAAGCCGATAGAGGAACCGATAGGGCGCTTGCCGACTTGGAGCGCCGCATTAACTCCGTATATTCTAAAGCGGCTAAAGAGCTGCAAGAGGAAATAGATGCTTTTTTCAAGCACTTTGCCGATCAGGACAAGAAGATGCAGGACTTGATAGGCCAGAAGCGCAACGGTAAGGAGTGGACTGAAAAGGACTACCAACAATGGCGGCTGAACCAGATGGGGCGCGGGGCACGGTTGGAAGCGCTTCGCGACAAACTGGCCGAACGCGCTACGGAAGCAAAAGAGGTGGCGCTTACCTATGTGAACGACGCTACGCCTGGAATCTACTCCCTGAATCGAAATTACACCGCTTACACCATCGAGAGCGTTCACCCAAGTACGGATTTTACGCTTTTTGACGAGCAGACCGTAAAGCGCTTAATTGTGGAGCAGCCGGACGTAATGCCATACTACCCCGAAAGGCTGGCGCTAAAGCGGGGCATTGATTTGGCTTTTGGCAAGCAGCAGATTACAGCAAGCGTTACAGGCTCCATTTTGCAAGGCAGAAGTATCAAGCAGATATCCGATGATTTGCAGTCCAGAATCGTCACAATGAGCCGTGTAAGCGCCATTCGAGCGGCAAGAACGGCAGTTACCGCCGCGCAGAATGCCGGGAGAATGGACAGCTACGCCGCCGCTGACGAAATGTGGGGCATTAAATCCAAGAAAAAGTGGGTAGCCACAAAGGATTTGCGCACCCGCCACGATCACGGTATGGCAGACAATCAGATTGTGGACTACGATCAACCGTTCGATGTCGGCGGCTATAAGATGATGTTCCCTGGTGATGGCTCGTTGGGAGCGCCGGGGCATGAGCTGTATAATTGCCGCTGCACGGTGGTGAATGCCACGGACGACAATCTGGAAGCGGAACGCCACATGATGCGCGTGAAGAATCCCGAAACCGGGGAATATGAGCTTGTAAAGAAAAAATCGTACAAAGAATGGTACGACGAAAAGAAAGCGCAGTATCCTCCGGAAAAATGGGCGGGCATGGTAAAGGCTGGGAAGAACTACCAGGCCGACCAGAGGGAATACGCAGAATACCGTGAAATTCTTGGCAAAAAAGCACCGAAAACATTTGCAAAATTCCAAGACTTAAAGTATAATAATACTGATGGGTGGGAGGCACTCAAAACTGCGAAGCAAGTTGCAAGCACGGCAAAATCTGATATAATAAAAGAAACCAGCAAGCCGATATCGTATAAACAGTTTGATACTGGTGATGCGGCAAATGATTTCTTCTATTACGATGGAGATGAACGCGGGCTGCTTGCGAAGAAACGCAGCAAACATGCGCAATGGCAGAAGTCTTTGACAAAAGATGAAAATTATGCTATTGGCGATTACACCGGTGGCGGATATTGGGATATAAACACATATTTGCGTAAAACTGGCGATTGGGAAAATATCAATGCCGAATTTGTTAAACAGAAAATTAAAGGTCTTGATAGCGCAATAAGCCGATATGAGTTAAAAGACAATATTCGCGTCCAGCGCGGTGTGATGAATGACGTTATTGATAAACTTGTGGAAGATAACGACATTCAGGATAGTTTGAGTGAGCTCATAGGAAAAAAATTCCGCGAATCGGCGTATTCCAGCACAACGGTTGTTCGAAACAATGGCGTTGCAACAGCAAAACCGACAGTCCTTGATATTGAAGTTCCTGCCGGAACGGGGCGCGGAGCTTACGTCAATCAGCTTGCGGGGCAATTTCAAGATGCTGAGTACGAATTTCTACTAAAGCGCGGCTCAACATTTACGATTAAGGAAGTCCGCGAGGAAGAAATCATGGGAGAATACCGTTATTACATAAAGATGGTGATGGACGATGACTGAGTATGTAAAAAAGCTGCATGAAAAACACGCAGCGCAAGAACAGAAAGAAATGGGAGCCGTATACGCGCAATGCGAAAAGCTTGGCTGTTCTCGGCATTTTGCAAAATCTTTTATTACACGGGCAGAATTGTTTCCCATGAAGCAGACTTTGGCGTTTTTGGAAAATAAGGGCGCGAATGGAGAGAACTTAAAACAGTGGAGCGCGCTTATTTCCGCACTCGTTGAACAGAAACCAGAATCCGAAAAGAAAAGTGAATGGAAACGATGCTTGAAGGTACTCAGTAATGGGCGTTAAAATCCAAGGCAACATCAAAGCGAAAAAATGACAAATGGAAGTAAATAGATTTAGATCAGCTGAAAGCACTGTGCAAAAATGCATGGTGCTTTTTCTATGCCCAAATCTTCCAACCAGATAAAAAAGAAGCGGGCTGGAACCCCTGCTTGTGGTGGATTATGCGTATGCGCCGCCACGAACCGCACAAGACCGGCTCTGGAAGAAGCAGAAATGGAGGGGAAATGAGCATTACCTTTGTGGATAACTCTGACGAAATCCTCCGCGCACTTGGTGAAGCGTGTGAGCGCGGCTTATTTCGGTGCGGTGAAAAAGCCGTTGAATACGCAAAGGATTTATGCCCCGTTGATACTGGGAATTTGCGCAATAGCATTTCTGCTGCTGTGATTGATGGAAAAGAAGTGCGCGTCGGAACGCCGACCGAATACGCCATTTACCAGGAAATGGGAACGGGCAAATACGCCGAGGGAGGCGGAGGCCGTCCCACTCCGTGGAAATACCAGGACGCGCAGGGGATCTGGCATTGGACAGCTGGCAATCGGGCGCACCCGTTTATTAAACCGTCAATCGCCGATCATCAGGGAACGTACAAGAATATTCTGAAAGACGAACTTAGCAAAGGAGATTGACAGGGCGTGGATACCAGAAAAATCAACGTTCTTGGAGCTGAATACACGCTTTCCGTCTGCTGTGAAGACGAAGATTCGCGGCTGGCGGGATGCGATGGATTTTGCGACGAAACCAGCAAAGAACTGGTTGTGGATAGCTATAGCAAGCACGTCGGCGACCAAACTTGTAAGAAAAACTTACAAGTTCAGATTAGAAAGAACAAGCGGCATGAGATTATCCATGCTTTCCTCTTTGAAAGTGGCCTTGCGGAAAACTCCGAATGGGCACAAAACGAGGAAATGGTAGATTTTTTCGCTATCCAGTTTCCCAAACTTATGGAAGCGTTCAAAAACGCTGACGCGATTTGAGGGGCGATACAGTACGTAGATTTTGCGTGCTGTTTGGCTCCTTTTTGTTTATTTCGGTAAAACCCGCGAAGTATAGCGGCTTTTATATCACAGTCGTCCCCGAAGAATAGGGGCGAAGAAAGGAAGACTGAAACAATGGCATTAACTCGCAAACTTTTGAAGGGGATGGGGCTTACCGACGAACAGGTGGACACCATCATTGAAGCACACACCGATACCGTGGACGGCCTGAAAGCCGATATCGGGAGGTACAAGGCAGACGCTGAGAAACTTCCTGGCATTCAAAAGGAATTGGATGATCTGAAAAAGGAAGACGCTGACGGCGGCTACAAGGCCAAGTACGAGAAGGAAAAGAAAGACTTTCAGGATTTCAAAGACGGAGTTGCCGCTAAGGAGAGCGCCGCCGCCAAAGAAAAGGCTGCACGGGCGTATTTCCAGAGCAAGGGCATTCCCGCCGAGAGCATGGGGCTGGTTATCCGTGGGGCGAAAGCTGAAATTGATGGCCTTGAGCTGGACGGTGAGAAGATCAAGGACAGCAAGGCGCTGGATGATCTGCTTAACGGCGACTACAAGGGCCTGATTGGCAAGACCACCACAAAGGGCACTGAGACCCAGACACCGCCCAGCACCACCGGCGGCGCAACGAGCAGGGCAGAAATCTACAAGAAGGACGACAAGGGCCGGTACGTGTTGTCCACAGCAGAGCGGCAGGCTGCGATTGCCGCAAGTTTGGAAAAAACGAACTGAAAGGAAGATTAAATGGCTACTACTGTTGAAAGTACCACCGCACCCAGAAGCTCTCTGCCTAACGTCTACACTGGCGTTACCGCGAGAGAAATCGATTTTGTTACCCGGTTTAACGACAACTGGGATACCCTGAGGAACATCCTGGGCATTATGCGGCCAATCCGCAAGGCCCCCGGCACTGCGCTGATCTCTTACACCGCCGATGTGACGCTGGAAAGCGGCACTGTGCCCGCCGGTGCTGTTATCCCTTACAGCAAGGCTACCATTACGCAGGCCAGCAAGGCTGATCTGACCATCGAGAAGTACGCGAAGGCCGTACCCATCGAGGATGTGAACAAGTACGGTGCTGAAATCGCCGTGGAAAAGTCCGATGACGCTTTCCTGACCAAGCTGCAGAACGTTGTCATGACCAAGTTTTACACGTTCCTGAAGACCGGCAGCTTGACCGCAACGGCTACCACCTGGCAGGCGGCGCTTGCCAAGGCTCAGGGCGAAGTGCTTAACAAGTTCGCCACCATCCAGAAGGATGTTACCGAGATCGTCGGTTTTGCCAACATTCTGGACGCATACGACTATCTGGGCACTGCCAACATCACCGTGCAGAACCAGTTCGGCCTGACCTACGTCAAGGACTTCATGGGCTACTCCACGCTGTTCCTGCTGCCTGCGGCGCAGATTGCACGGAACACCGTAATCGCTACCCCTGTGGAGAATATTGACCTGTACTATGCCGACCCCGGCGATAGCGAGTTTGCCAAGCTGGGCCTGCAGTACGCCGTGCAGGGCGAAACCAACCTGATTGGCTTCCACGCACAGGGCAACTATAGCACTGCCGTGGGCGAAAGCTACGCCATTATGGGTATGGCTCTGTGGGCCGAGTATCTGGATGGCATTGCCGTTGTGACCGTTAACGCGGGGGGTTAAGGGCGGCTCTGACAGCTGACAAAACCGCACCGGAGACCGTGGACTTTGACGGAATGACGAAAGCGCAGCTTTTGGAGTACGCCAAAGAAAACGGTATCTCCGGGGTCAGCGCCGCAATGAACAAAGCGGACATTCTGGCCGTTGTAAAGAGCCGGTAAAGGAGGGAATCACATGGGACATGCGGTAAGCCTGTATGAGCTGCTTGTGTACCTGCGTAATTTCTTCCCCGGCTTGCACTGGCAGTTTACCGGGGCGGAAATCACCGGGAACCGGATCGTTATTCCCGGCCTTGAAACAGGCGATTACTACCTGATCGAAGGAAGCCGGAGAAATAACGGGATTCACGTGTACGGTGATGCTGATTTGCGGAACGAAACTTATACCGGAATCGTTACGGAAATCTGCGTACCGCCGGAGGTGCTGGCGATTTTGGAAGAAATCAACACATGGCAGGAGAAGAACGCCGAGGCCGTACAAAGCCCGTATCAAAGCGAATCTTTCGGGGGCTACTCGTACACAAAGGCAAGCAGTTCGTCCGGCTCCGGCGAAAGCACGAGCTGGAAAACGGTGTTTGCGCCGCGCTTACGGATATGGAGGAAGATATGAGCTTGCTTGACTACTACCTGAATAACACGTGCGCACTGATGGAAAAGAAGCGCACCCCGGATGGGGAGGGCGGCTGGGCAACGGAATGGGCACAGGGCGCGGAGTTCGACGCGGCTATTATTCTGGATACCTCCATGCAATCCAGAATCGCGGAGAAGGAGGGCGTTACTAGCGTGTACACCATTACCACCCGCCGCGCGAATCCGCTTTCTTTCCATGATGTATTCAAGCGGCTTTCCGATGGCGCAATTTTCCGGGTGACTAGCAACGGGAGCGATAAGCAAGCGCCCACGGTCGGCACTTTGGATATGTGCCAAGTTACCGCCGAGAAATGGGAGCTGACAAAATGACGGCAACAGAAGCGCTCTACAAGTTTTTTTCCGGCTTTAATCTCCCCGCGTATCCGGATACAGCGGTACCGAGCGACACCGTAATGCCTTACCTAACCTATTCCGTCTCCGTCGGCGGGTGGGGCGATATGGCGAACTCGCTGACGGTAAAGCTGTGGTATCACACGGAGAAAGAGGCAGAGCCGAACGCCAAGGCAGAGGAAATTTCCCGCACGATAGGACGTGGAGGCGTTCAGCTGCCTTGTGATACCGGCACAGTTTGGCTTATGCGCGGTGAGCCGTGGTGCATCAATTCCACATTTGAATCAGATCAATCCATCAAATTGCGGCAACTGAACGTTGCCGCAATTTTCAATACCATATAGGAGGAAATCAATGAAATTTACACAGATTCCACAGGATACCTTTAAGGAGCTTGTGCTGAATGCCGGTGTTCTGCTTTCAGCCTTTTCGCCTGATACGGCAGAAGTCACCGACGGCACTATTATTGGCGCTACCAGCGGCGGCTTGACCTTCGCGGCAACGCCCAGCTTCTCCGATTTCGGCGAAGATATTGACAACTGCCCCAAAAACACGAAGGAGTTGAAACGGCTGGAAAGCTGGGAGGTGAAGCTTAGCGGCACTTTCGTATCTGTGAACGCCACTAACGCAAAATCGATGGTGGCCGCCGCTGATGAAGCCGTCGGGAAAATCACGCCCAGAAACGATATTGCCACCGAGGATTTCAAGGATATCTGGCTTGTGGCCGATTACTCCGACAAAAACGGCGCGAAAAAGGGCGGCTATCTGGCCATCCATATGTTGAACGGCCTTTCTACTGGCGGTTTCCAGCTGAAAACCGGCGACAAGAGCAAAGGCCAGTTCGCATTCGAGTTTACCGGCCATTATTCCATCACGGCGCAGGATACGCCGCCTTTTGAGATTTACGTGAAGGCCGGAGAGGCCGAATCCGCTACGCTGTAGGAGGCTAAGCATGAGAAAATTATCGCAACTTGGCACGGACGAGTGCCTGGACGTGCTGTGCGAGATTACCCCGCATATTGTGAATCTCGTTTCTGATGAGGAAATCATGAACGCCATCGGCAAGCCGGCGGACAAGAAAAACGCCACGAAAGTCGGCGTTATGCTGATTGGTGCGCAGAGGATTACCACCGTTGTTCCGTTGCTGCTGAAAACGCATCGCGCCGACATTTATGCTATTTTGTCCATCATGGGCGAAAAGAGCATTGAGGAAGTGGCCGCGCAGAGTACCATGGCGACGCTTTGGCAGATTAAGGAGCTTTCCAACGATAAGGAACTGCTGAGTTTTTTCAAATCGTGGGGGCGTGGGGAGCAGAGCGAATAATCAGCGCACTGTGCGCCCTCCCCAGAGTACGGGCGAGGGCGTACCTCTCCATTCTTCCCATGGAGTTGAAAAAGCAATGCGAACGCGAAATTCTTCGGCGCTACATTACCGACGGTATCCAGATGATAACGCAAAACACAGCGGGGCGTGATGAGCGATTGTATCTATCTATCGGATACGAGGATATCATCAACCCGAAGCCGGAGGAAAGCCGGTCTGCGGAGGATATCGTGGCGGATGTGGTGAAAAATGCCGGGCTGAAACTGGTGACGAAAGGCGGTGGGCAGGATGGCGGCTAATGTATTTGAGCTGTTTGCGACGATCTCTCTGGATACAGATGAATATGAGCGTAAACTAAAGGATTCTGAAAACAAAACAAGCACATTCGCCGACGTTCTGAAAGCCAACCTTGCCAGCGGCGCGATTATCGCCGGAGTAAAGAAGCTTGCCGGAGTAGTTGCAGACGTTGGCAAAGCGGCCTACACCAGTTATGCGCGGTATGAGCAGTTAGCCGGAGGCGCACAGCTGATGTTCGGCGACGCTTACGATTTTGTGGCGGAGAAAGCGAGAAACGCCTACAAGACCGTGCAAATGAGCCAGAACGACTATTTGCAGCAGGTGAATGGATTTGCTACCGGCCTGAAAACCGCCCTTGGCGGCAATGTGCAGGCCGCCGCCGAACTTGCCGACAAAGTTATCACCGCCGAAGCCGACGTTGTGGCGGCAACCGGAAACACCCAAGAAGCCGTACAAAATGCCTTTAACGGCATCATGAAATCCAACTACACCATGCTGGACAATTTGCAGTTGGGTATTGCCCCCACAAAAGAGGGATTCCAGCAGCTGATTGACAAGGTAAACGAGTGGAACGCAGAAAACGGCGAGGCCACTGCCTATACCATTGACAATCTAGCTGACTGCCAGGCCGCCCTTGTGGACTATATCGAAATGCAGGGGCTTGCGGGGTATGCGGCAAATGAAGCGGCGGACACCATCGAGGGTTCCACGGCATCCATGAAAGCAGCATGGCAAAATCTGGCTACCGGCATGGCTGACAGCAGCGCCGACATGGAAGGACTTACCAAGGACTTTGTAGACAGCGTATTTACAGCCGGAAAGAACATTATACCCCGTGTACAGCAAATCGTTACCGGCGTTGGAACTGCCACGGGAGAAGCTATTTCGTATCTCCGGGAAACGAATAGCGCTATTGATCTTCTCGTCACGGCGTTTGAGTTCGCGGCCACAGCGGCAACCGTTGCCGGTACTGCAATTGCGGCGAACATGGCAGGAAAAGCCATTGCGAATATTGCTACTGTATTCACGGCGAATGCGTCGGCGCTTGCATTCTTCACAGCGGAAAGCGGGAAGGCGGCGGTTGCAGAAGCCACGCTGAATGGCGTATTCTCCGTCAGTGAAATAGCCGTTGGCGTACTCACCGGCAAGATTTCCCTTGCAACTGCGGCACAGTATGCATGGAATACGGCGGTAAAGGCAAATCCACTGGGCTTACTTGTTGCGGGAATTTCGGCCGTAACGGTGGCTACCGTAAAGGCCGCCAAAACGCAGAAAGAAAAGGCCAAGGAATTGGCTGGTGACCCTAAGACTATAGAAGACGCAACCGCGAGACTGAGTGAATTAAAGGCCAAATATGCAGAGCTGAATGCAGAAAACCTGAAGATGCATGCGACTAACCCGGGGCAATCGTTGCCAACCGCCGAGATGCAACTATATGGCCAAGCGATAAATGAAGCGGAACAGAACCTTGCCGATCTGCAAGCGCAGGAGCAGGCCGCCGCCGAGGAAGCGGCAAGACCCGCAAATGTGATAAAGGCTGCTTCTGAGGAATATGCCGCCGCCGCACAGTCCATTTTGGAGGATTACCAGAATACCTATACCACCATCTATAACGGGCTGCATGATGTGGGGTCCGCATTTACTTCCCAAATAGAAGTTGCAAAAATGTCGTGGGATGATTTCATGGGTAATCTTAAAGGAAATACCGAAGTCCTTCAGCAGATCGATGAAGATTTTGCATTTGTTTCCGAAAAAGCAGACCTTGCAGGCGTTAGCATTGACGGACTTGCTCAATATCTCGCGTCCATGAGTACGGGGGAACAGGCCGGATTCCTTGCAGGGCTACGTGATGAACTAGAAGATATGTCCGGCGGCACCGAGGGGCTAAGCAAAAAACTTGCGGAGCTTATGGACAATGTTTCTGCATACGAGGCCGCAGGAACCGAAACTTCTGATGGATTGGCGTTGGCGGTGGAGAATGTCAAAAGCCGTATGCAGGAAGCCGCAGATAGCTACGTGGAAAAGGTCGGCGACCTTGACCAGGAGGCGGCGGCCACAGAGGCGGCAACCAATACCATGAGTGGACTGGTTGCCGGTATCGACAGCAGCACGCCGGGAGTTCTGGATAAGCTGGATTCTCTCGCCTCCCAGATGAAATCACGGCTGACAAATAGCTTTGCCAACTACACGCTCACGATAAAGGCCAATATCAAAGGGAGCAACGTTCCCGGAGCAAAGAGCGGCCTTGATTATGTACCATACGACGATTATCTGGTACGCCTCCATAAGGGGGAAAAAGTTCTCACCGCCGAGGAGGCGCGAGCGTATAGGGCTGGAGAATCTGCGGGTACGTCCGGCGGGGCGGACTACGACGGAGTGGGCTTTGCTGGTGGTGGACGCGGCGTGATAATTATCCAGAATATTAATTCTCCTGTGCAATCCGAAGTGGAGCTGGCAGCAGCCACAGAGGCTTATTTCACACAAGCGAGGTGGACGATTTGACGAACTTCAACAATTTAAGCAAGTTGTTCCGCTACGTGAACGAAAACGGGGATAGCGTTACCTTTGATTATGCCGGTGGATATCTTATCAACAAGCCCACGGGCATTGATACGGTAACGGTATCCCTGTCTCAGGCGAAAGGCATCAACCAGACGGGCGCGACAATTCAGAGCAAAAACGTTCAACCCCGGCCTGTAAATGTCAACGGGTATCTGGTGGGAGACGGACAAGCAGCGAATAAAGAAAAGCTGCTTTCCGTCATCCGCCCCGACATTTCCGGAAAGCTATATGCGGATGATTACTATCTGAATGTTTGGCCTACGGCGACGCCCAGCATTGAGGCGAAACAATGGGGCGCACAGTTCCAGTTTTCCCTTTTGGCGGCGTATCCGTATTGGTGCAAGGACGATTCCGCAGCGGTAACATTGTCCGGCATTCAAAAGCTATTCAAATTCCCGTGGAACATTTCAAGGCCATATCGTTTCGGCCAGCTGTTTGAGGCGAAATTTATCAATGTGGAGAATCGCGGCCAGGTTCCCGTCCCGTTTACTGCTACTCTCTCGGCAAGCGGTGATGTGGAGAACCCCAAAATCACCAACGCCGCGACGGGAAAATTTCTGCTGATAAATAAAACTATCGTCAGCGGGGAGCGGCTGATTGTAGAGATTACACACGATCGGACAACTGTAACGTCATCCGTCGACGGAGATTGCCGGGGCGCGTTGAGCCTGAAAAGCACTTTGTTTCAGCTGGAAGTTGGGGATAATGTGTTGAAGCCGGAAGCGACAAGCGGGCTTGCGAATTTGCAGGTGGATATTGATTTCGCAACGGAGATCGTGGGGATTTCGCTATGAGCTTTGAAATCTATAAAGAGGATTTTTCCACCCGGTACGAAATCCGGCACGCGATCAGTGTTATCATGAATATTTACTACAACGATATCGGAAAGCTGATACTGGTTGCGCCGGTAAGCGACTACAACATTAACGTGTTGAAGGTCGGCAATCTCCTGTATGATACGAGCAGAAACGTAACATTTGTGATAGAAAACACAAAGATTGACACGACCACGAACCGCATAACGGCGAATGGGTACACCGCAAACTGGCTTTTGAATAAGCGCATCATTGCATCGGAATATCACATGACAACTATCGAAACGGGCGTGTACAAGCTAATTAGCGATAATCTCCGGGGAATGACAAGGATTCAAGTTGCACAGGCAACCGGGATGACCGATAAAACGGACAATGTTTTCATTGGCGGGAATTTGCTGGATGAAATTATCCCGTTTCTTGAAGAAAAAGGCATAGGCCACACAATGGATTGGAATCCCGACGACATGACACACACTTTCCGCCTTTACAAAGGGCGTGACCTGACGGCCGGCATTCACGCTATTGTATTTTCGGAGGAACAGGGAAGTGCGAAAGACCTTGTAATCAACGACGACGATTCCACACTTTGCAATGTGGCCTATGTGCAAGGAAGCCTTAGCGGCACAGACAACACTTTTGTTGAGATTGTTGGTGACGTCACCGGGGACAATCGCCGGGAAGTTTGGTTTAAGACAGCCGTTCGGCAGGAAAATGACGAATCTGCGGCCGATTGCAAAGCCCGTGCGCGTGCTTATGGACAAATGGAGCTGGGAAAGCGAATCCGGCGAAAATCCTTTTCTGTATCCATCGACCCGGAAGATCTTGGCAAGTATTATGCTCTGGGGGATATTGTATCGTGCGTATCCGCCCGGTTCGGGGTATCGTTCAGCGCCCGGATCACTGGCATTAAGTACACACTTGACAGCAACAAAGCCCGGACAGAAGTTATCCTGGGCGACCCTATTCTTACAGCATTGGGGGCAATGAAATTAAATGGCTAGTATCAAAAGTTTCCCGAATAACCAAGATACATATATAGGCGCAGAAGACGTTATGCGCTGGCACCATGGCCGCACATCCGGCGTTTTTGCCGCTGGCAGTAATGCGTCCGTGCAGGCGCTTTCCACGCCGGGAATGGCGGTGAAAGTTTCAGACGGCACCGGCTGGATGGCAAATTCCGGCAGGAACGGCGTTGTGTGGTGGATTGATAATGAATCCGTTGATGGTGTCAAATTGCAGCTTGCCGTTGATGCGGCAGACGGCGTTCTGAATCGGATTGATCGCGTAATCGTGGAGTGGAAAACCACAAACTACGTGGACTATCCGGAAGTGAAAATCTTGAAAGGCGAAAAATCTGGGAAGGCAGCAGCCCCGGCGCTGACAAACAACAGCACAATCCGGCAGATCAGCCTTGCACGGATTTCCGTTGCAGCCGGTACAACCGCAATTACCGCTTCCATGATTACGGATGAGCGGCTTGATGCTTCGGTGTGTGGGCTTGTGACGGAAAATGTAGGCATTGATACAAGCACAATGCAGAGCCAGTTTTCCACGCTCCTGCAAGAAACGCAGGCGCAAGCCACATCGGTGCTGGATTCCATCAACCGGGAGTTGGCAGATCTGGAAGCCGGTACGGCGGTGGAGCTGAAAAAGCTTCTGTTCACGGATACCAGCGTACCGGTATCCGCGTTTGTGGCTGATTCTACATATCAGGATTATCCATTCCGTGCGGCGATTGCGCTGACGGGGGTGCTGGATACCATGATTCCGGAGGTGGTTCTTGCTGTGGCAGACGCAATTGACGGTAATTTTGCCCCTGTTGCGGCTACCTATAACGGCGGCGTGTATCTATATGCTGCAAGCGCCCCGGAATCGGCAATTACAATTCCCACCATTATTTGCTGGAAAGGCGGTGTAAGCGCATGATTGGCAGAGTAAACACCGGGGGCGGCTCTGGCTCCATATTGACTATAACCGCCATTGCCAGTGAGACCGTAACAATCTCCAAAAATGGTAAGTCTAAGAGCAAAACCACGGACTCCAAGGGCATTGCGGTATTCAGGGGGCTTGATACTGGTAAGTGGACAATCGTCATTGTCAGAGGTGGTGTTCCGATTACAAGGGTTGTGACTGTTACTGCGGATTACCACGTTGCAATTCCGCTGTTTGCAGCCACCATCAACATCACCTATCCTTCCGGTTCGACCTGCACTTGCTCTGACGGCACAACGACTCTATCCGCCCCTGACACCAGTGGTACATGGGTATGCACTGTGCCAAATGCTGGAACGTGGACGGCGAGTTCCACCGATGGGGATAAGTCAAAAAGTGCCGATGTCGTGATAACCACCGACGGCCAGACAGAGAGTGTTACGCTGCTATATATCACTTATCTGTTCAAGGATGGGGAAACCTACGATTCTCTCACCGGTGGGTGGCAAGGAACGATCGACTCCGAGAAGAAGGCTATACGGCTTGATGCAGCTGCAGGAAAGACAAATAGCGTGTGGACGAAAAGCAAGGTTGACTTAACAAACTTTAGTACCGTATCAGCCAGAACCAACTCCAACGCATCTATCGGCTTTAATATTATTATTGCAAGTGCTATCAATACTTCGGGCCAAGTAGCAACAGCTTCACTTAACGGGGCTGAGACAGAGTTAAGTCTTGATATATCAAGCATAACTGGCGAATATTTTGTTTGGCTTTCGGCATACTCCGAAAAAGGCTCCACCCGGTCCGTATATGAAGTATCTATGCAGTAGGGGGTGTAACACTTGAAAACAATTTATATTGACTCGGAATTTAAGTGTCATGTCACCTCTGGCGAAGGTCTAACGCCTATTGAAACGAATGTCTTCGACGATAAGCACAATGCTTATGTTGAGGGCTATCGCTTCATCCCGGCGGGACAGACGTGGACACGTACCGACGGCGTGGTGTTCACCGGTGAGATGATCGCCCCGTGGAAACCCTGGGACGAGCTTGATGCCGCTCAGCGGGAGTATGAGCGGGAGCAGTATCAGGCTCTCGCTGCTCAGAACGCCGAGTACGAAGCCGCATTATCCGAAATCGAAACCGCTCTGGGGGTGAACGCATGACCATCGAAGAACGGAAGCAGAGAATCCTCGCGAAAATCGCGGAAATGAAAGCCAGCGGCGGCGAGGAACAGCTGAAAGAGCTGGATGAAGCCTACAAGAAAGGGGTTGACAGTCTGTGACGCAAGAGGAAAGAAAAAGCATCATGTATGCCCAGGGGCGGGCGAACGCGCTTGCCTTGCAGGAGAAAGCCCCTGACATGACAGGCACCGAACTGAACGCGGCGGATAGCGACATTCCCAGTTTTAAGGCCGCTGTCGCAAACAAAAACATGCTGGAGCGCAAGGCCGGGTTTGTGTGCCGGTCATCTGCTGGCCGTGTGGTGCGTCTGGTGCAACTCTATGACAGCACTATCTACACCCAGGAGCCGGAGGAACTTCCCGCACAGTGGGGGTTTGCTTGGAGCACCGACCCAGCGAAAGCGTTGCCGTTCGTCGCTATGGCTACCAGCCCCTACAATAAGGGCGACTGCTGCACGGAGGGAAGCAAAGTGTACCGCTCCACGTTAGACAATAACGTATGGTCGCCGTCCGCATACCCTCAGGGCTGGGAAGAGGTGAACGTATGACGGTAAAGCAAATTCAGTGCCTTCTGACCTATTTGGGCTATTCTCCCGGCGCAATTGACGGCATTGAGGGCAGGAATACCCAAGGGGCAATTCGGGCGTTTCAGGCCGACTACGGGCTTACCGTGGACGGGATACCGGGAGCCGCTACCCAGAAAATGCTGATTGGTGCCATTGCCGGGACGGCGGTAAAGGTGGAGAAGCCGGAGGACAGCACCGAACCGAAAACCGGGACGTTCTGGGACGATATCAAGTACTTCACCCGTGAGGAATTCCGGTGCCAGTGCGGCGGGAAATACTGCAACGGATTCCCCGCAGAACCCGCAGAGGAAACCGTCCGCATGGCGGATGAGATACGCCGTCGGGCTGGGGTTCCCCTGAATGTGAATTCCGGTGTGCGGTGTAAGCGGCACAATGCCGAGGTGGGCGGAGTATCCAACTCCCTGCACACCACGGGACAGGCCGTAGACCTCTCAGGGGCTATCTCCCCGGAGAAGCTGTATGCCATAGCGCAGGAGGTGCAGGCCAAGAAAATCCCCGGGCGGGGCGGTCTGGGGCTGTACAGATGGGGCATTCACGAGGACAACGGGAAGTACAGCCGGTGGAACGGCTGAGAAGGGAGTATGCCAATGGAAGAAACGGAAATCGCCGGGCGGCTTTCTGCGGTAGAACAGCGGAGCAAATCCAACTCCCACCGTCTGGACGCGCTGGAACGGCACACGGAAGCGGTGAACACGCTGGCAACGTCTGTTGCTGTCATGGCGGAGAAGGTGGAGGTCACCGGGGAGAAGGTTGACGGCCTCTGCACGGACGTGCAGGAGCTGAAATCCGAACCCGGCAAGCGGTGGAAGTCGGTGGTAGAAAGGGTCATCTACATCGTCGTAGCCGCTGTCGTAGGGTTTATTCTTGCCCGGCTTGGGCTGGGCTAAATTTAAGGAGGAAAACAAAATGATTAACTGGATTGTACGTATCAAAAACAAAAACTTCTGGCTGGCCGCGATTCCCGCGCTGCTTCTGCTGGTGCAGACGGTGGCCGCCCTATTCGGCTTTACGCTGGACTTGGGCGAAATCGGCGACAAGCTGCTGGCCGTGGTAAACGCCGTGTTTGCCCTGCTGGTGATTCTGGGCGTGGTCAATGATCCTACCACCGCCGGTATCGCTGACAGCAAACAGGCAAGAACCTACAGTTACCCCAAGGAGGACTGATGTGATAAGTGGATAAAGTCCCGTGGAATCGGGTGATTCTGGATGAGTTCTGTTCTCTGGCGATTCTAACGCCGTTGGAGGAAAAGATCATCCGTACCCGAGCCGCCGGATGGAGCCGTGTACAGCAGTGCCACGCTTACGGCATGTCCCTTGCCACATTAGATAGGTACATTAGGAAGTTGAAAAACTCCTATAGCAGTGTGCAGGAGTATAGCTACATACTCCCGAAAAACATAGACTTCTGATAGCTTTTTGAAGGATATGTGATTGTAAGTCGGTAGGGAAACGAGAGTTTCCCTACCGACTTTTTTGTTATTCTATAGGCAGGAAGGGGGCGTTGCCTATGGCTGAATTTCAAAGCTTTAATCCAAATCCCCGCGCCGCGAAAGTCGGCGATTGCGCAGTCAGAGCTGTGGCAAAGGCTCTGGGAATTGACTGGTATCAATCATACGTTGAGCTGGCCAGCGAGGGGCTGACTCAATGCGATATGCCTAGCGCAAATAACGTATGGGGCGCGGTGTTACGGCGGCACGGATTCAGGCGGGCGGCAATCCCGGCGGAATGCCCGGATTGCTACACCGTAGGCGATTTTATCCGGGAATACCCTGACGGGATTTACGTTGTCGCGCTGAAAAACCACGTTGTTGCCGTGGAAAACGGCGTTTTATACGATACTTGGAACTCAATGGACGAAAATCCTATCTATTTTTGGAGGCGTGAATGATGGCAAATCCTTATATGCAGCCCAACTACCAATCCGGCTATTTTCAGCCCAACTATTTCCAGCCGCAAATGCCCATCGGGCAACCGCAGATACCCGTCCAAGGCCAACAGCCGCCCCTTGATGACCGAATTTGGGTAGCTTCGGAATCTGCGGCGGAGGCGTTTATCGTCACGGCAAACGGATTCGTGCGGCTATGGGATAGCAACAAGCCGGTATTCTACGAAAAGCGGACGGACGCGCAAGGGCGACCAATGCCAATTGTAGCGTATGAATACAAAATCCGGGACGCGGGAGCTACCCCGGAGGCAGTCAGCGCAGGATTTGAGCAGCGGCTTTCTGCTGTAGAGGAACGGCTGAACCAGCTGACAGAGGGAAAACGCGATGCCAAGAAAGCGGAGGTAAAACGCAATGATGCCTAATCCTATGCAGATGATTTTCCAATTCCCCCAATTTATGCAGCAGATGAGGGGGCAAGACCCGCAGCAACTGCTTAATCAGCTTGTACAGAGCGGGCGTGTAAACCAGCAGCAGCTTAACCAAGCCCAGCAAATGGCACAGCAGATGCAGGGGCAGTTTGAGCAATTCCGGGGCATGTTCGGCTTCGGAGCGCCTAGAAGGTAAACAATAATCTGGCCAGATTTTGTTATATTTTTCATCTTTTGAAAGGAGAACAAAATGAGTATTACAGCAAGTGAAATGACCCCCGCTGATATCAGAGCTGTCACCGATGGCAACAACGGCGGCTATGGCGGAGGCTGGGGCGGTGATTGGTCTGCATGGATCATCATTTTCCTGATCTTCGGCTTCTTTGGCTGGGGCGGCAACGGCTGGGGCGGAGGCTTTGGCGGTCGTGGTACCGGCGCTGGCGTGGTGGACGGGTATGTTCTCGCGTCCGATTTTTCCAACATCGAGCGGAAAATTGACAGCGTGAACAACGGTGTCTGCGACGGCTTCTATGCCATGAATACCGGTATGCTGAATGGGTTTGCAGGCGTGAACCAGAATATCAGCAACGGTTTCCAGGCGGCGGAGCTTTCCCGGTGCAATCAGCAGGCTGCCTTGATGCAGCAACTTTTCCAGATGCAGATGGCAAATCAGGAGTGCTGCTGCGAAAACCGCGCCGCTATCCAGGGCGTAAATTACAACATGGCTACCCAGAGCTGCGACACCCGGAACACCATCCAGAACACCACCCGGGACATTATCGACGCTATGAACTGCGGTTTCCGCTCCATTGACCAGCGCTTGACTGCCCAGGAGCTGGCGGCGAAAGATCAGAAAATCGCCGATCAGAATCAGCAGCTCTTTATGGCGCAGCTGGCCGCTTCCCAGAATGCCCAGAATCTCACGATCAAGGGCTATGTGGAAAACCAGTTCGCGTACTACAATCCCCGCCCGGTTCCCGCTTATCAGGTGCAGAATCCCAACTGCTGCTACGGTAACGGCTACGGCTGCGGGAGCGTAGCGTAAGGAGGGACTAGCATGGCGGTTGAACTTACTGCGAACGCTGTCCAGGCGGTGCCCGCCGGACAAAACGTGCTGTTTACCGATGCGCCGGTGAAATGCGGGCGGGGGTATGTTGTTCACCGTGAAGGCGCTGGGCTGGTGACACTTCGGGGCATTTGCAATGGATGTTCCCCGATCGCGCGGTATCGCGTGCTTTTCGTGGGAAATATCTCCGTGCCTACCGGGGGAACCGCTGGGGCTATCAGCGTAGCGCTGGCGCTGGGCGGTGAAGCGCTTCCCACCACTACGGCGACGGCAACACCCGCCGCCGTGGGAGATGCATTCAACGTGGCGACTTCCGCGTTTGTGGATGTTCCCCGTGGGTGCTGCGTAGCGTTATCCGTGCGCAATGTCTCCGCGCAGGCAATCGATGTTGCCAACGCCAATCTGATGATTGAGCGCGTGGCCTAGGAGGTGAAATTATGAAGCACTGGGAACAGTTGAGAGATACACTTTGCCGGGAACTGGACGAAATCGCCGAAAAAGGCGAACTGTCCGCCGGTGATCTGGAAACCGTGGACAAGCTGACGCACACCATGAAAAATCTGGATAAGATCATGATGGGCGAAGGATACAGTAACGCCGGGGACTGGTACGCTATGGGCAACTATGGACGGGATGGCTATAGAGCCGATTACCGGGACGGCGTGAGCTATCGAGGCCGTAAACGCGATAGCATGGGGCGCTACAGCCGCGCAGACGCCAAGGAAGATATGGTGGATAAGCTGCGGCGCATGATTGATGAAGCGCCGGACAGCCGGACGCGAGAGGCTCTGGAAAAGGCCGTCCGTTGTATGGAGGATTAAAAAATGTTGGCAGAGCGGGATTTGCTGGAAACAATCGAAGAATGTAAAGCGGTGAAGCGCCCAACTGCGGCGACATGCCAGTTAATGGCCTCGTGCTATACCATTCTAGATCACCTGTTCCCGGAATATTCCCGCTCTGCTGATGTTCCCCCCGTAAGCTTGTATTCCTCCGCTCCTGCGCCACAAAATGATGAAATATCCGGGAGCGAGTTCGCAATTGCCGCAAATTCAGCGGGAATGAAACGGCTATTAGAAGTGATGGACGAACACATGGAGTGCATTCAGCTGATATACCCCAAAGAATACGCGGCGATTATGCGGCGGCTCAGAGAATGAGCGGCAAAATTCCGTTGCCAATCCGTTGCCAATTTGCACCCTAAAAACGTACCACACGCGGGAAAATATTAAAATCTGCGGTAATATTTTCCCGCAGAATAGTTCGGAGAACGTGGGAATATAGCTGATAAAGCAATAAAAAAGCCCTAGAACAAGTTTCTAGGGCTTTTTCTGTTTGGTGGAGCCGAGGGGAATCGAACCCCATAAATAAATTTAAAAAACTGTTGCGGCACTAGCAACTTTTATTTTTTATTTCCAATTCCGTTGCCAATTTGCGCTTTTTCATCGCTTCGGTGGTGAAGTAGTCGCAGAAGTCGCTGGAGCGTTTGGCAATATCTTTCTGGGCGAGGTGCGTGTAGATATTGTGCATGGTAGACAAGTCACTCCACCCTCCGATTTCGGCGGCGATCATTTCCGGAATTTGCAAGTGGTAGGCCAGAGATGCAAAGCTGTGGCGCAGCCCATGCAGATCAACCACGGTGATTCCAGCGGCGGCGCAGACTTTGCCTAAATTATTGTAGATGGTTTCTGCGCTTGCCTTTACCACGTTTCCGGTCTTCTGCTCCTGCGCTTTCAGCGCCTCTAGAAGCGGCGGAATGATAGGCACAGAGCGGCGGGACTTCGCCGTTTTGTTTTGTGGCTTCTGCACAAGCCCAGCCGCCCCCATGACGATTGCGCCGCGAACGTGCATCACCTTGTTTTCCAAATCTACGTTTGCCCAGTCCATGGCGATCATTTCCGAGCGGCGCAGGGAGGAAAGGCACATCAGATACGGGATTTCAAATCGGTGGCCTTTTATAGCTTCCACAAACTTATCTATCTCGTCCGGCGTGAGGTATGCCCGTTCGTTGTGTTCCGGGGGATACAGCATCACCTCTGGGCGCGGAGCACCGGCGGCGACGATGCAGGCGGAAAAGAACATCCACCCATTTTTGATATACTTCGGGGATTTCCCGGCCTTGTGTTCCTGCCTGATAGCGGCCTGCCATTGGTCATTGGAGACTGTGAAAATGTTCCGCTTCATCATGCCTAGCAGCATATTCCGCTTGAACTTCTCGTACCCTGCAATGGTGGATGGGGAAAGGAATCCCTCTTTTGATGCAATGTAGCTTTTAACGGCTTCTTCCAGCGTGATGTCTTTCCCGTCCTTCTTCTCGCGGACTTCCACAAGGCCGTTTTTCAAGGCGAGATATTCGGCCACGCATTCATCATATGTGTCTTTCGTAATGGATACGCGGCGATCCTCTATCAATACACGTGTGTGCCACGCCCCGGAGGGGAGCTGCTTAATTTTTGGGAGCCTGATTTCCGGCTCCTTCTTTCTTTTTGCCATAAGGAATCCCCCTTTACATGCGGTTAGAAAAAATGGCAGACCGCCGAAACGGTCTGCCACTGTTTTTGAGAACTAGGTGGGGCGACGCTCCCACATCTCCTAACAAGGGCGACGGCTGCCCGTTCCGTCTTCTAGTCCTTTCTGCTTTTGAGCAACGCGGCCTTGGTTTCGATAATATTTAACGGACTATGTAGAACCCCACGTTCAACCATGTTCAAGTAGGCAAGCGCTTTTACACGGATGTTTTTCTTTATATTTTTGTTTTCCAAAACATAAGGCACATTGTTGATATTGTATGGGCGTAGTACATGTTCCGGGAGGACGGGGAACATATCGCAGATAATAAAAGCCCTGTCTTTTCCGTATATCGGCGCTATGAGGTAATGCACGCAGTTTCCGGAACCGTGCCGCCTCTCACTTTCATATATCAGCCGCTTGTATTTATCTACGTTGGTACTCATTGGAACCATCCATAGGACACCGGATTTGTCCGCCATAGCGTAGTAGTGGGGGCGGCTCTCCTGCTTATTCTTCATATAGCGGTTGTTCCCGTATTTTTCAAAGAAAGCATCACGGATTATGTATATTCCGGAGCCCTGTATCTCTGTCATTTGTTATCCCCCAAAAAAGAATGCCGAACCGGCATGGCGGCCAGTCCGGCATTTTCAGGCCGGAGTTTTGTATCCCGCTCCCGGCAAGCGGCAGTCTTACAACAAGCCGAAGTCTTATATCCCGCTCTCGGCAGGCGGCAAATTAGGGCGGACGATGAACGTCGTCTATATAGCGTAGGTGGTTATCCTACGTCTATATTGTACCCCGAGAAATGGAAAATAGCAATAGACAGATTGACCAAAAACGGAAAAATATTTCCGACAATCGTAAAAATTTATCTTACCTCTGAATCCATCCGGTTCCCGGGTGCATGATATCGAAGATGAGCCAGCCTACTAGGAAGATTACCAGCACCGCAATGGAAATGCCCATAATCAGAATCACCCGCCGATTCTGGCGGTTGAGAATGCTGTAGTGCGTTTGCAGCTGCATGGTGTGCCGCCTGTAGTCCTCGCTCTGGCGGATGATCGTTGCCTGAAGATATTCCACATATTCCTCCATGGACTGGCCGGGGGCAGGTAGCACAGGGTGTTCCTCCGGGGTGTACTGCACGGCGGCCTCAATGCTCTGCACAAGCCTTGCCGTCGGCTCCGTCGCACCATTCAGGGCACGGCAGATCGTGGCCTTGGATACGCCGCAGGTTTCTGCCAACTCCTGCTGGGACATGCCCCGCTCCTTCCGCAGGGCTTCCAATTCTGATAAATGCTCGGAAATATTCATAAAACCGCCTCCAAAAATGGAATGTTTCACATATGGAACGATTGTTGCGAAAATGGAACGGGAATTTCACATCTGGGGCTTTACGAAACGCCTGTGCGGGGTGTATGGTGGTATTGCAACCGGCAAGGGACACACGTCGTTACCGGCGGCAAGCCCCGCCACCTTGTGGCACGGGTGGCGGGGCATATCAGAAATTAGTGAATTTTCTTATAGGTAACTTCCAGCCCTGTATTGGGATGATATTTCCACGTTACAGTTACATTTTTACTGTTGTATGTTTCGGTTTGCCTCCCATCGGATGCGGATGTTTCGTTCATCTGATTAAAAAGGGAATCTGGAAGTCCCAACATTCCGTTGATGGTAGGTATTGTAACGTAAGCGTCACGGCAATAAAGGCCGGAATCATCATAGTCATACGGATTTGTATCAATGCTCAAATAACTACCGTCCGACCCGACTTGCGCCCACGTGGGATCACAGAGCATATCGTATAACTGCTTAAAATTGGGCTTAGTAGCTCGCTGAATGAATATGAACGCTACGACAAAAATTGCGACCATTGCAATAATTGCCGGAACAAAATAGCTTTTCTTCTTGGGTTCGGCCTTTTGCTTGGGGGGAGCATTTAGATCAGCGCCGCAGTTATCACAAAATTTTTGATTTTCTCTTATGGCAGCGCCGCAGGACGGGCATACCATTTGGGGGGTATTTTGTTCGCCTGATGTTTCGAGTTCATTTGTTAAATCTTCCATAGTGATACCTCTTTCCTTTTTATTCAGGTATGCGAGATAGATTTCTATGCCCGTGACCCTACATAAAAATAATACCATGCTCAGAAAATAATTTCAACGAAAAGAAAAATTTTTGTGCATTTTTCTAATTAGTCCGATTTATTGGACATTTAGTGTGCTACTGTATGTTATGCAAACAATTGTTCTAAATATAAAAGGAGGAACGGCCAGTGACGAAAAATGCATTGCGAAACAGAGTAAACCGTGATATAATGGAAGAAAGGAGAACATTGCCGAACATTCGTGAACAGTTGGCGGAGAATATTCTTTCCCTAACTGATGAACAGGCTGCATATGTGCTAAGGAGGGTAAAATGTTTGTTACAAAGCGAGCGCTCAGAAAAGAGAATCGAAAACTAAAAGAACTGCTTCAAAAATGCCAGAATCTGCAAAGCGAAGTCAAAGACTCCTGCCTTAATGCCAACTGCATTCTGTGCGAACACTGTGTAATGCCGCAAAGCGACTTGCCATTTGTTTTGGTTGGATGCAGGTTGGAACGCGCCTGTGCCCACTTTTCACCAAATCAAATCTGTAAGGAACTTCACAAACAATGCGGAACAGACGCCGAGGAAAAAACCGATTGCCTCGTGGAAAATGGCTGACCGCCATTCCTTGTGCCGAAGTTCCTTATAATTTCGCCCCTTCTCCGTCAAGCGGAAATCGCTGTGGGCGTCGTTCACCCATTCAATACAGTTACATTCGGCAAGGTATGCCAGAATGCCGGTATAATCTGAATAGCTGTGAATTTTCTTTTCATCAATAACGCCCATCCAAGCTATTACGTTGTATGTGTTGGAGTTCCCGAGCGGGGGATTGGCAATCAGGATATCCAGCACATATTTGGAATCTTTCGTTAATCTCACAATAAATTTATAGCCTCCTTGATAATGTTGGAAAGCTTACCGCACTGATCGTCGGACAGGCTATCAATTAAATCCAGAAGTTCCCGTTTTTCGGGGCTGACCTCGCCATTCGTGGCGGGGTCTTTTTTTGTTTCCTCCCCCTTGAGATACTCAACGGTGACGCCGAAATAATCGGCGATTTTTTGCAAGGTCGCGTCCGAAGGATTATTTCTGTTACTTTTCCAATAAGTGACATTTGATTTTCGAAGCCCTATTTCAATCGCAGCAGCACTAGGGCTAATTCCTTTGTTTGCGCACAGCTCACAGTAGCGCATATAAAAATTTGTTTGTTCTTCGCCTTTTAAAAAATCTACGGTTACACCGAAATGATCGGCAATTTTTTGTAATGTTGCGTCTCTCGGTTCTGCCCCGTTCTTCCATCTTGTTACAGATGGTTTGCCAAGTTTTAGTTCCACGGCAACAGCGGATGGGGATTTCCCAACGGAATTACACAATTTAACATAATTTTCGTAAAAAGCCATAATTAACACTCCTGCATTTTGTGCAATGTGACAAAGTTGCGCTCGTTATCACTTTTACAGTTGACAGTTACGTTTGTTAACGCTATAATAGCGCTATGAGTTACGAAAGTAAACAAAACCCCAGACCCAGGGTAAAAAATCCTGCGTCAAAGCTATTCTGTTCCTCGCAAGTACAT